ACCGTTTGATGTACCGCATTCTGAGAACTGGGTCATCCCATACTCCTGCCTGGATGAGGGCTTCTTTTCTATCCTTGGAGATATAAATCTCTTTCTTTTTAACAGTGCCTGAGGCGGACTCACTCGATTGTCCAAGCGCGGGTCCTTTCTTGACCCGATGCTGTGAACGATCATCTTGGCTGTCTTCCTCACTGTCGTCACGCGCATGCCTTTGTTTTGGCTTTGATCTGACGCGCTCGTAATCAGCGGCGTCGTCTTCGTCCTCAAGCTGTGAATTGTCGTCATCAAACCGGTGCGGTAGCTTGGCTCGGACGCGTTGATCCAGCTCTTTCCAATACTGTGCCGTTTTAGGTATGAATCCTTCATCTACCAAACTTTGATCTGAATCCAAATCCTTCCCTGTATGGTCGTACCATGGATTCTTAGACATCCAGTCCTGCGCAAAACTAACAATCAGAGGATCAACAGTTTTTGGTTTTTCTTTAGACTGTTTTTCTTCTTTTTGTAGTTTATCACGATAATAAGACAATTGTCTAATTTTTTCAAGCGCATCATCACGAATTTTTATAGCTTTTGTCGCATCGTCCCCGTTCGCCTCAGCAATCGCCCTGGCCAGCACCTGCTCAGCCATCCGCGCTTCTTCTTCAGCCTCGGAAATACGTTGCTCTACCGTGTAATGATCCTGCCGTTGAGAACGCATCTCCTGCGCCATCATGCGCTTCTCAAGCTCTTCGTTACGTTGGCGCAAGAAGGTCATCTCTAGCTTATCCCTAGCGATTGCCTTTTCTTTGCGTTCCTTGCGCTCCTGCTTTTCTAGACGACGTCTTTCCCGGCGGTGGTCTTCACCACCGTCGGGCTCCTCGGCATCATCGTCTTCCGTTAAACGTTCATCACTGGGCTCTTCCTTCGGTGGCGGCCTTTTCTCCTCATCCCTTGATACGCCTTCGTCAGAAACTTCACCCTCAACTTTCACCTCTATATCTTCTAGGGCATCTTCTTGTTCATCATCCTGACGTTTGTCTTCATCACGCTTCATACAAAGGCTCGCATTTCTAATGGGTTACCAACAATCAATCCCATCATGTTTAAATCATCAAATACCACAAATAAGGCAGGGGTTTCATCATCAAATGGGTTTGGTAAATAATAGCGGTCACCACCATACCTAGGCACACGCACATACTCACCGGCCTTCACCCAATCGCCCTCGGGCCATGGCTCCATCGTTGTTCTATTCCGATAAGCCAATGGCCCTAATGCGATAACTTTCGCCACTTGAGTGTTCTCGCGCTCAGCAGCCTGCTCTCCACTACCTATGTACAAGCCGGACCGGCTCTTCTTCACAGGTTGCTTGATCTGCACCAAAACACGTGACCCAAATGGCCGTAACTGCGGATCAATCGGTGGAAAAGCTTCATCTAAACTCTGCTCAGCTAAATAATGACTCAAATGTCGATCCCCTTTTCATCTTCATACAATTTCAACACTCTTTGGATGGCATGTTCTAAACCGGCATACATGCCCACCCGATACCCATATTCATAGGCCGCCTCACCGGCGCCCACCCGAATCAAGGCCTCCTTCGCATACCGATCCCTTTCAGCAATTAACGCATCAACAATCGGATCAGTCATTACTTCGGATGCACCTTCTGGCCGCTAACAGCCCCCTTAGGAACAGCGCCTTGCTTATTTTGTTTCCCCGTTGCCAAGGCATAGTGCAAACGAAAATTATTACTTTGACCAGTACTCATCAACCACCCCTTCCAGCATATTTTTTAGTCACCCCACCACACTTCATAGGATGAACTTTGTTACTAGACGCCTTTTGTTGCAAACCAAGCTTAGCGCCAACCATACCGCCATGCCTCATCTTAGACACGGGGTTTTTTTGTTTTACTTCTGCTTTGTCGTCCACCATCGTTCCCCTTTCCTTCCGATCCCACCTTTGCTGATAACCGTTGCTTATCCGCAGCAAACTTGGCTTTCATTAAGTCCATCTTGCCACGATGCTCTTCCTTACCATAAGCCTCTTCCAACTTCGCCTTGTTCTGCTGAGACTTCAGCTTTAGCTGACCCTCTGCCTCTTGCATTTTCAAACGGACAGCGCCTTCTTTTTCCTTCATCGCCATCTTCTGCGCTGACTCTGACTGCTTGATTTTTAACTGTTCCTTCCCTTCTTTTTCCTTCAGCTTTAACTGCTTACCAGCTACATCCGACTTATTCTTTTCTACCAACTTCGTTTTCTTCATGTCGTGCATTTGTTCTTCAGAACGCAGCTGTCCCTCATGTTCTCTGGCTTTCTCACTTTCTGCGCCCTCATGTTGTTTAGCTAACGCATCTTGAGTTTGCTCATGCGTCATTTGGGTATCATGCTTATATAAGTCAAGGGTATCAGCGCGACGTTGCATATGTTCATCATGCGCGTGGGTATCCCGTTGGGCTTGCATGGTTTGAGCATGTTGCATGTGTTGTGTGATCAAACCGCCGGTTGCCTTAGCCAGTTCTAAGTCCTTAGCGTGAGACATCTTTTTGTCTTCAATAGCATGAGCGCTCGCCTGTTTAGCGTTTTCCATTTGCAAGGCAGATTGTTGTCTAGAATCTTCCATCTGCAAGGCGGACTGTTGCTTACTACTTTCCAGATCTTTAGCGTGAGACATCTTTTTGTCTTCTAACTGGTGAGCGGCGACCATTTTCTTGTCTTCCAACTCTCCTTGAACTTGCATCTTATGACCTTCTAACTGGGCTTTACCACGAAGTTCCATCTCTAGTAATTGAATCTTATTCTGCAGATCCATGACCAAGCGTTGAGTTTCTGCCTGTTGTTTCATGTATTCAATCTGAACCACTTGAGCAGATTGCTGTGACTCTTGATCCATCTTAGCCGTATCAACCTGCGCTTGTATCTGCACTTTTTGTAGATCCACTTGACCTTTTGCCTGAACCTCAGTTTGCTTAGACTGCTGTTTGAGTTGTTCTAGCTGTTGATCACGCTGCATTTCTAGCTGAATCTTCTGGGCCTCTGCTTGCAATTCCATCTGCTTGATCTTCTCATCAGAAGAAATCTTCGCCATACCCAACTGAACAGTCGGATCTTGCGGTTGTTGCTGTTGTTGAATCTGTTGGAGAAGCTGCTGTACTTGCTGTAAAATAGGCATGTACTTTTGAAACTTGGTTTGTAAGCCAGGAACGGTTTGTTTACTGGCTAAAGAAAGCATTTGGTCAAATTTGGCTTTCTCTTCAATGGTCGCTTTCTTCTGCAACTCTGAAATAGGAACACCTGCTACTTCATCAGCTAATTCCACGATATCGGTCACATACCAAAGTGTTAAGTGTTCGGATAGATGATTGGCTAGAACTGGTAAGACTTTATTCATGATCAATGGGTTCATACCTAGTACTGGTGACATCAAAAAGTCACAGTGTGTTTCTAGGTGGGCCATATGATCCTGTTCAGGAAAAGCCACAATGGGGCGTCCCATGGTCGCCATCAGGTTTTCATTCACAGCGTTTGTTTCTTGACCCTCTTGAGCCGGGTTAAGTAGATCGTCTACATTAGGGATCTTCATCCGTTCTAGGATGAGCTCCTCGACTTTCCGTAAATTATAGAGTTGTGGTAAGCCGGCCGCCCGTTGGGCGACTAACTGAATTTGGGCAAAGCGCTGTGATTCTGAGAAGATATTAGGATCGCTCACGGGAACAGCGATCATGGGTCCTTGGAAGTCACTCCGTTTCGCTAGTAGTTTACCCGTTTCGTCATAAAGATGTTCTTCCTCTAGGTAGAACTTATTGATGCGATAGAGCACTTTTAATAGACGAGCCATGGAGTGGTGCATTCTGGCGTGGATGGCAGAAAACACCGTCATTCCCTGTTCTAGGCGGGCTAATGTCGTGCCAACGGGGGTATTTTGATTAGAGTCCGCCGTTTCTTCCATGGTCGTTCTAACAATTTGACGACCAGACTCTTGTAAAAAGCCTAATAATTCAAATAACACCGGTGAGGGTGGGTTAAACGGCATGGGCATGATGAGTTTACGCACGTCATCATCTTGAATCGATCCCTCGATTTCCATCACTTGGGTAGGATCTGGGCGTTCGGTTTGCCCGCCGATGCCGCCCTTGAGCTTTAACATACCGGGGAAATTATTGATAAGGGCTGAGTCTAATAGAGCGCGTAGGGCGCCTGTGGCTGCTGCCGATAAACCGCCAATCAAATGCGTCAAGCCAATAGGATAGGCACCACGCCATGGTAAAAAAGAAAATTCGACAATCCAGTCTAAACTATCACAGGCTTTATCGTCTTCGTCCCAATTCCTATAAATCGATAAGACCTGTTTGGTTGTTTGGTCTATCGAGATAATATAAGGTTTCGCCCCTTCTTCTTCCTTAAGCTCATATAGGCAAAAACACTCATAGATTGTCCGCAGGCCATCTTCATTGTAGGCATCTAAACTCCTTCCTTCAATTCGGTCAGTGGCTTCTCCTGATTTAGTGACTTCAGGTGGCAAGGGGTCGGATATCATATCGATATCGCGATACATGCCAATGCTCACCCGCCTTTCAAATTCCATGCGGGTAATGTACTGTACATGGGTTTTACGTTCAGCTGTGTAAAAATTAGTCGCCGCATAGGGCAGATAAATATCGTCGATCGGGATAAACTTAACCGTTGGTCGTTGTTTATCCTCTAGCCAGGAACATTTCAGGTATTGGCCACCGCCTAAAGGTAACTGAGTGGTGAGACGCTCTAACTCCGCCCGCATTTCAGGCATTTGCACTAAGCATTGGTAATTGAGGTATTCGCTAACGCGATCTCCGCGCTCAATATCTTTGTGTGTTGCCTCTCCAGCAATGAACGACTTGGCTGGGCCGTTTGCTGGAAATACCTCTTTCATGACACGAGAAGAGAAATCAACGCAAGCCTCAGTAAGCATAGGGTGAACGACTTTAGACGCTCCCATGAATTGGGCGCCGCCGGGCGCATCTTCCCCTAAACCAGTGCGACGAATGCCTTCTTCGTATTGCTCATCACGGCGTTCTCTGGCCTTCTTATCCTTTTCAATGAGGTCAAATAAAGATGACCCGATAATGGATAGATTGCCGCCGTCCAAGGACGTGGCTAAGTTGGCATAGAACTTACCGGTGCCAATGGGTGGTGTTTCATCAAAACTGACAAGCGCTCCCCCATCTTCTGTATCTTCTACAGAATTTTCCACTTTAAAGTAGTCGTCGTCGTTTTTCACCATTTCTCCACTGGGAGCTACTTAATTTTCTATCATTTCCCAGTATTTATCAATACTTTTTCAAAAATACACCATATTTTCCTAAATTTTACCGTCATTGACAACTATTTGCACATCGTATATAATGAGGAAAAGGGCGAAACAGTCAACCAAGAACCCAAGTATGGGATAGAAAGGAAACAAGTTATGCGCGTAGATCCCCCAGGAACGACCACGGGTGTTGAACAGGACGTCGTCAACCATACCCAGCACGAAAACGGTACCAACCCAATTAACTATATTTTTGACGTGAGTCGTTATCGCAATAACGATGCCTTAGATGCTGATTTCCAGAAGGCTGTTATTCAGATACAAAACACAGACTTGGGTGTCAATATTCAGGTACTACTCATTGACATTTTGCGTACCTTTGCAACGATTAGACAGCAACAAACCAATATTGCACAGCAACAAGCCGACCAAGCCTTAAAACAGGCAGAGGTAGTCGCTATTGCTCAACGCAATCAGGCTAGGGCCACTGGTACGGCGGAATTCATTAATGCAGGCGCCTCGATGGGCCAAGCTTTGGGTGACGCTGTCGTACAGGCCTCTTCAGCCATGTATGCCCATACAAAGAATGCGGCGATCCAAAAACAGGCAGCGACCATGGACTTTTCTAATCAGAACACAGCACCAGCTCGTCCTTCTAGTGCTCCACCGGCTTACACAGAGGTAGATGGTGGCGCCCAAAAGACTCTACCGAGTGACTTTGTTGATGTGGCTAACGATACCAAGTCTGGTTCTTCAAAAGGTTCTTCAAAGGGTTCTTCTGCAGGCGGTGAAGACGGTACCCCCGGTATTGTTGACCCACAAGCAGACGCAGCCCGCCAGCAATGGATTACCAACGCTCAGCGCAATATGTATTCAGGTTTGGAGATGAAGTCCCATTTAACCACCGCTTTGGTCAATATCGGGGCTTCCATCACAAAAATGGCGGCTGCTCAGCAGGATATCAAGGCTGGCACGCATCAGGCGGAGGCGACCATTGCTCAAGCCATCGAGCAATACTTTAATAATCAGTATCAATTTGATACGCAGTATGCACAACAGCTAAAAGAGACTATTTCTCAAGCCCTACAGTTTGCTGCTCAAATTGAATCAGCCAGACACCAAAGCGGTAACGCTTTGGCCAACATTTAAGGAGGCGATCATGCTAGTATTTATTCTACTAATTGCTCCCGTGATACTCAGTTTAACGATTTACTGGGTCGCTTTATCCAGAGAGAATGCGCTTAAACGACAAATTAACCATGTCGAAGATGAAGAAGAACGCTATTACAGGCATTTTTAAGCAGGTTTAAGCGATTTAATCGCGTTAAAGTCGATTTAAAAGCCAAAACGCGTTTATGTTGTAAACTGATAGCCAACCAATGACGGTTGGCTATTTTTTTACAGGAGTTCATCATATGTCATTAATTAGAATATCAGCCAAAATCAGCACAGATGTCCACTTAGTTATAACGGGTAACCACTGTTATGATCGCCGTAGTGAAGACAATCAGAAAGGTTTGTTAGGTAATTATTCCTGCGGTTTTTACGGTCCTGTAAAGGTGCACGTTTATAGGCAGGGCTTACACGGAGAAAACCGTTTATTGCCGGTTAGCTTTCATGAGTTAAGCATGATATCAGGACGCGCTGAACGACACTTAGTTAACTACGTTGATCCGTACGGTTTAACCCGCTTGATTGTTAATACGCTAGCGGCCATTAATGAAGGACGCAACGACCTACGTGATGAGGTATGGTTAGATAGAAGCAGCTTGCCTTTATTAGAGAGATCCCGGACCATGTACCACATGCACAGGGGTGTACTTGATAACTATAATGCCAGCAGGGATGAGTCGCTTGATTCAGTACCATTGCCTGTCGTCATACCGGTTCCTACAGATGATATTTGGCACTTGAGTCTATTTGACATAGACATTGATAAGACATGGATTGATAGCACGGATCTTTCTTTCCCAAACCAGGAGATGACGGATATCGTCGTGGACGCTCACGGCTTATTAGAGGGAATTGAAATCACTAAAATGGCAACAGGTGAATCTAGTAGTGAGTTAGCCGTGCCCAGCGCACCGCCTTTACCCGTGGATGAACCGGAATTACCGCCGGCCATTCCTAGCGCGCCACCGATGAATGAATCATCACCGGCAACGCTAACACCCATCACCCATGACTTACCGCCACCTGCTTACGACGATGTCGTCAGAGGAAACTACTAGGCAGGGACCAAATGAGCTAATACCGGCTGGGATCTTGCCCATTGCAAGATCTCACGGTAACGCTCATCAAACTGTGCTTCTATAAAAGCTAGGTTAACGCGAATATCGGCGTACTCGGCCAAATCACAATGCTCGTGAGCAAACGTCCTCAGAGCAGTAATCTTTAACTTAGCGGTATCGTAACTTCTCTTTAGGTCAAGATAGAGGTCACCCCTTACGCGGCTAGTTGGTAAGGTGTAGACATGGAAACAATGCTGTAGTTGTCCATGATCTTGCGTCAGTTTAGCCAGACCTGAACGGACTGATTTAACATATTCCACTTGTAGACAGGCTTTTTCATAATCACCCATGTCATCAATCATGGTAGGAACCTGATGGTCGGTAGGTGGAATGCTATTACCACCGTTCTGTATACACTTTACTTCTTCTAATTGCCTCTTAGCAGCGTTAAGCGTTGATTGCGCCTCTTTTAGGGTGGACTCAGCGTAATTAATAGCGCATTGCATTTGTTGCCCTGTGACATCTGTTTGGGTAGCGCAGTCTATTTGATTCAGGCTCTTATCTAGCGAAATCCCATTTAAACGCAAACGAAAGTCAATGTATTCGTCTGTCCAAAGGTGATTCTTAGCCTGTGAATAATTTCTAAATAACCACGCTAGGTCAGCAGACCTGAGCGTTTCACCTTGGACTTGGCTAACATAACAGGCCATCTGTTTCCAAAATACTTTTCCTTTGGTGGCTTTCTGGAGTTCCATCAGTCCGTAAGGAGCTTGATGGGTATTGATAAATGTATCAGCGCAAATAGAGCTTAACTTAGCTACTTGATTTCTTATAAGGGGCATTCTGTTTTACCTGTTTAAAATTAAATATTATATATGGCCGTTGATGCTACCAAACATATGGTCAAATACAGCCATTGGATCCGCTATACTTTGTTCAGGAACACCAGAGAGTGACACGTGTTTGGGTGGAGGGGGGACTGGATAAATAATCGTAATACGCACATTAATACCGCGTTTCTCTTGCTCACGTATCCACTCAAGCGTTTTTAAGTATGATTTAGATATACGATCATACTCTTCAATAGTTTGGCAATAGTATTTCTTATAAGTCTTCACCTAAAACCTCTTGGTACAGCTTCTTGGCCGCTTGGGCGCCACGCCTTTTTTCCACGGTCGCCAAGTAATCACTCAACCAACCATAACCCAGCCTCGTGTATTGAAAGGTTATCCATTTAACCTCGCACTCATGACGGTACTTTTCCAAAGAACTGGCGGTTTTATACCTGGGTAAAGAAACCTCCTTAAATTGATGTATGACAGCCGGCTCAGACGGTGCAAACATATCAATGGTGGCATAATCATCCTTTGTCTTCACCGGCTGATCGATACCGGTTGGGCGTTAGTGATCTGGGTCACAAAGGCAATCGCCTCTTCAACGCTTTTAATAACTTTTAAAGGACCGCCACGCCACAGTCTGAAAAACATGTCTTCATCTTCCGTCAACCCTTGGGCTGATGGTGGCTTTTGCCCATCCTTTACTTCACATAAAAACGTGACACCACGAAACCCACATAGTAGGTCGGGTACGCCATCTCCTAGCTGCGCAAGAGAAATAACAGAACACCCCATCTTCCTAAGGGCATTAACTATTAATTTCTGGTTGCTATCAACCCGGGCTCTCTTCCGCATTCGGCAGATTATAAAGCCAGCATACCCGCCCTGACAAGCTATTAAGACTTAGGAGACTTTAAAGCCTGTTCTGCACCATGGTTAGGCTCAGACCTTCCAACCCTCGGTAAAGTCATAGCCCGTTTTTCAAAGACGGTTAAGTCATAAATGCCCGCCGAGGTGTCGATTGCATCGGCAAGTATGTGAGCCTGACGTGGATCGGCAAACACCGATGCCAAGGTAGGCTTCCTAACAGGCACAGGATCATCATAATCAGACGAAGGAGACCTGCCAGTTCGCGCTGTCTGTACAGGTGGGGCTTCAGTCGGACTTGGTGGGCGTCCGAAATGCGTCGTGCGCAATAGGGTTCTCTCACGGGGGGTATTCGCATAATCCGGCTCAGAATAACCGTCAACATTCAAATCAACCTCAACAAACTCTTCCAAACCTCCAGACGCTAAGGGCGTTGGTACAACATCCAGTACGTTATCGACTACCACTGGTTCAACATCCAGTGCATTGTCGGCCGCCACTAATTCAACATCAGCATCTTGCTGGGTGGCAGCAAGTTGGTAACGGTTCTGGTAGTTATCGGCTAACTGACGGAAGCTGTCCGTGCGTATAATGCCATTATCAAACGGATCTGCCGGGTCCGTCGGCTGGCTATCCGACCCAGACAAACTAGATGACGCTGAACGCAGGTAATCGCCTACGGTAGAGAAAAATCCTTTCACATCAAACTTTTTGTAAATCACATACGCAGCCACCGCTCCCGCAGTCGCTAAACCACCAATTGCAGTCCCAAAAACAAACATACCGCCAGCTAAACCGTTTGCGCTAGAGCCTACAGCCACTGGCACCGCCCCCGTCGCCAAACTTGCTTGACTACTTGCCGTTGGACTGGCAACCAAAGTGGGTGTGCTAAAAGACGCTGACGCGGTACTTGATGGCGCTTGCGACGTAACAGTGCCCGTTTGAGCAATACTTGATTGAATATGGTCGTAAATAGCGGTGGACTCGCTTTGGAATACCTCACTCATGAATGATTGATATTCTTCATAGGAATAAGACGGTAAGGCGGAAGCTTCTTCGTCACGTTTAGCCCGCACTGGATAAAAGCCATGGTGACCCGCTTTTTCAGTCACAGAAGGACTTGGTGATGGGACTGACGGCGATACGGATGGAACAACACCGGCGCCGGGAATGGCGCCCAATATTTTATGTAACGGCATATATTTTACTTTCTATTTAACGGATTAACGAATGAACATACCCCCTTTGGTTTTTTCCGTTTATAGCAAGGACTGTATATGCGCTTGCGAATTAGGGTTAGCGAATCGTGGCTGCGAAGTAATGGCAGCTGACTCCTGATCAATTCTAGACGTCAATTCAGCAATACTCGATTCAAAACCAGGTAGGCTTCTTTTGACATGACTCAAATCCCTATAACTCTTAACTAGTTCATTAGTACATACCACGTCTGCCGCACCCACTGCAACGCCACAGGTAGTCGCTAAAGCCGCGCCTAGGGCCGGTAGACCATAAATAAACGCGAGCAAGGACAAGGAAGCGGCGCCCCAGGCAAATGGTTGTGCGACAACGCACTGACGGAGATCCGTATCAAAGGCGTCTTGACGATTAGCCGCCTCTAACTTTTTAGCAGTATAGGTCGCTCGAGTAGTATTGAGGAGTGCTTTCAAGTCGTGCACGTGACGAATTTGACCAAGAAGTTCATTATCAACTAACCTCGCATCCCAGCACCCTACTTTTGACTTAATTGTTGGTAGGGCGATACATTTATCTTTAATACTCCGAACTAAGGCTGGGTCTTTAGCAATTTGTCGGCTGACTAGCTCCTGCAAAGGTGCCGGACTTACTGAAACTGGCATGAAGAATTCCCTTCTATCTGTTTATACTTGTTTACTGGTTATATGGGTTAATAAACCCTCGCTTCGGTATTATACCTGAATTTGGCTGAATGAGTGTCATAGACAACCAGTTCTTATCAGCAAAATAAATCAAAGCCTGTGTAACGCTGTCACAGTAGTCGTCATGCTTGATGGAGCCCTCACCTGCATAAGAGCAAAGCTGTTTTACGCATTCCTCCGTCCATGATTTAAACTCACTAGGGTTGCTTTCGCTTTCTGGAAACCAAATGATACCGTGAAAGAACAGGTGGGATACTGAGTGTAGTCTTGCCAGTTTATCGGCCATGCCAGGATTATAGGGGTAAGAATTAATTCCCTCCCTAGAGAGCATCTGGCGCAGTGAGATTCCGGAACCTTTTTCTTCGATGATAATTAAGTCGATAGGGCGCCCTCCTACTAAAGGTTGTTCTTCCTTAGCTTGTACCTTAGGCGGCCTCACCTTATATTTAGACGGGTTAGCGCCATAGCTTAAACGGCGGTCTTTCTTAATTTGGTCAATCAAGTCAGGCAAGCCGTAGTAATCAGACCAACAGTCTAGTAGGATAATTTCTTTTCTAGACTTTTCCGTATTATAGAAAATACCCCATACGGTACAGGCGGTTGGGTCTCTATCTTCATAGGTACCCCGCTTTCTTTCTTCTTTGGACGGTACAGTTTTCTCCGTGAAGGCTGTATCTAGGCTATAGACCACATATTCAAACTCAGGTAGCGGCTTTTTGTGAGGCCACTTCTTAATCCAAGCCTTTTTAACGACACCAGCCTCGAATGGATCGATGATTTCGCCGTGGATTTCTTGGCGCCCAAGTTTAGTTCCTTCGTACTGGGTGATTTGGGCTTTGAAAGTGGGTGCCAGATTTTGAAGGTTATCATAGGAGGTGGCGCGATCAACCACCACGTCTTTGCCGTCCCTTTTTACCAGTTGCCAGATTAGGTCCTTTGGTTTAGGTGTTGTGGTGGCAATGACCCTGGGGAGCTTACCGAGGCGAAGGCCGAACATCATCATATCCCACGCCTCTTGAAGGTATTCAAATGCAGCCAGTTCGTCACACCATGCGTAATGAAACTGTGGACCACGTAGACGCTCATAGGAATCAGCGGAGATACCACGTAGGTGGGAGCCGTTTTTAAGTTCTAGTTCAAAGGTGGATTTATTGTACTTTTCGATCAATTGTGACGGGATGACGTTTAACAGCCCCGAATCGCCTTCAAAGCAGGTAAAGCGGATATCATTAGCAGTGGGCGCCATCACGAGTCCTCTAGTTTTTGGCTGTTCCCATGCCCACCAACCAATATTATTGGCAGCGCACTTAGTCTTGCCACTACCCCTCCCCGCGAGTAATAGCCAGACGATCCAGTGGTCGCCTGGCGGGCAGATTTGGAATGAGTGGGCGGTATTGAGCCATTGGAGTCTCCACGCAATGGCGATACGATTAATATCGCTGACGCCTTTTAATTTAGCATAGAACTCGTCACTAATATTCTCTACTTCGAGGTCCTTACTCAAGGCAATTGTCGACTAGATTGATAACGTCCGTTTCTGAGTCTAGTTTCTAGGGAGTCTAGCTGTTGCTTGATATCGTCAGCGATTTTAGGCGCATCGGTGAGGTTTAATGCAATCTTTGGTGACTCCAGGTATTCATCTTGGAACCAAGAGCGCATGATGAAGACGACGATACCCATATCTAAACGCCTTTGTGGATTACCGTGCTTATCTTCCGGGATCATGGCGTTTTCTGTGAGTAGACGTTCATAGTGGGCCTGGCAGGCTTCTTTAGCTCGGACAAGGACTTCGGCAAAGCGTGGGTTATTGTTGGCCCAAGCTTTGAGTGTCATGCGTGTAACTCCGACGACGATAGCGATACAGGCGATGCTATAACCTCGAGACGCCATACTTAAAATGATGTCATCATGTACTTTTGGATCATAGACGACGGGATCTTCGTTGAACTTCCTATCTAGGTTTTTAACGAAGAGTCTGATTTGGTGCTTGACATTAGTATCGGACCCTTTGGTTACGTAGCTATAAAGGGGCCGGTCGTCTAGGAATCTTTGGAGGATATTTTCCGGAACGCACGGACTGCGTTTTGAAAAGTTACCGCCGCCAAACCCACGGCGTGACTTTCTATTAATTTGAAACTCTGGGTGCGTGTATTCGGCTACTTTAACAGGCTTATCTGGATGTGTGTATTCGGCTACTGGAGTCGGTTTATCTTGTGACATAGAGATCCCTTTAATTAATACCTTCCTATTTTATAAGATTATTTCCTAAACGCAAACACCCCTTATAATAAATTTTTAATGTCCATACGAAAGGAAATAATAGATGGGGTATGAAACTGCTCGTGTTAGTGCATCGTCACGTGTTATCTGTGGTATTTCTCAGGTCACTAAGGTTGTCGCAGTAAGCGTAGGGTTATTAGGATGGATGACTGTCAAGGCAGTCAAGCAAAATGAATTTGGTGGCGCCGCCAAGGGTACTGGATCAGAAGAGTATGCTTACAGCTCAGTTTCTATTACAAGCGCTTTATTGGTTGGTGGCACGATGGCCATGGCTTTACTACTTAACAAATACATTGAGGCTAGAATGGATTTCAATGTACAGCGTCGACAGGACATAATTTCCAGCGCTATTCCTGGCATACCGCAAAACGATCCGGCAGACGATATTCCACCTGAAGCTGATTTAGAGACTGACTCGGGACCTGATTACAGCGACGTCGAGGAATCGTTTGAGCCATCAAGCGTAGCGGTAACTGAGACAGAGTGGGAACAAGCTCAGCTTGACGTTCAAGGGGAGAATGTAGGTGGGAAAGTCGGTGAAGCGATTAAACAGCCTTAAGGAAGGTATGGCGCCCGTAGTTTGGGCGCCTATTTTCTTAACCTTGTTGTGCGATGTAAAAGAGTTTCTCAAAGCTTAGTTGAGCATACTCGTGGGCCTGCTTCACGTTAACAATATCAAACTTGGCACCGGTCAAGTGGTCGTCTAGGCCGGTTAAGAAACGTGTTGCTTGTTGATCGTCGCCTACTTGTAAGAATAAGAATGTAAGATCTGTTTTTTCAAGTAGTGAATGACTGACGTTTTTAATGGCCTCATAGACTGCTTGTTGATCATTGGGTACACCGTCTGTCACGACAACGATAAAGGACTTCTTTCTTCCTTGTCGATGAATGGCAATTGCCTCATTGATAGCTTCGGCAAGTGGTGTTGAGCCTGCTGGTTGTGTGATGGAGAAGATTTCGTAGACCTTGTCACTGGTAACATGCTGAAACGCTTTAATGTCGTTACCGCCGAACAAGATGACATCGATACCGTCGTCGTCGATTTTGGCGCAGAAGTCTGCGACTTGTTTAGCTATTTCTTCGGCTTTTTTCCAGCGGGTAATGGTGCTATCGTGCCAATCTGTCATAGAGCCTGAGCCATCGATTAAGATTTGAAAGTTATATTCAGAGAGTGCTGCTTTGGACAATTCCATATAGTGGCCCTTATAAATAGTGGTTAATAAATAGAGGAGAGTGGAGTATGCCTTTACCTAAGGTTAACGCGCAAGTAGCTAGTAGTCCTTCGATTGAACTGCGAAGCATGGACAATTTATCGTTAATTAACTTATCGGAGTCTGGTTCTGTGGATGGAGGCGCAGTGCGTGGGGCGACACCATCGCAGGACTATGGTTCTTTGGCGCACTTAGAGGTTAGGTCGCTGGATGGGAGTGATATTGAGCGTCGTCAAAAGTTACGTGAAATCATTGCTAGGGGTAACAGGGATGGGTTTGCGAATTGGACCAGTTACAACGACGTTTCTTATTCGCACGGTTACAAGTTTATTTTACCGCACATGTACCCTGACTTTTACTTAGGAAATATTGATCATCGCTTATGTTTTCATAATTGGAGTATTAGTAGTATTTTAACGGAGGCAGATTTTTTAGAGTCTGAAAGCAGTTTAGCGCCTACTTGTCGTGAGATTTTGGAGAAGTTTAAGGAATTAACGCATCGATATCGGAACGGTAGTGTTCTTGAGATGTTTTCGATAGCGGCGAGTCAGGTAGAGCGTGATGCCTTAGCGCGACAGATAGAGGTGGAGGACGGGGTATTGCATAACTTGATGGGGTGTGTTTCTTATTTAGGGCGGCGTTTATGCTGCCCAAGGTCAGACCAAGCGGCTGACCTAGAGCACTTTTAATAAACGGAGGCGTTAATCCTTAGCGTCGTTAGGGCGACTCACAGAGTTTTCTCCTGCAGTTGATGGGGGAATGGTAACCGGTGGATGAATAACGATTTCACCTCCCTTAGGACGGCGTCTTGGGTTAACGTGTGTCGAACCACCTCTATCGGCTCTATAGGGCGTTCCGGCTTTAGATGGCTTACGAGATTTTCTACTAATTAGCTTGTCGATATAACCCCCTTCTGTATTATCAGTAACTGTATGCGGCTTGTGTTTGATAGTCATGCCACGCACATTGACCAACTTTGATGTTTGTTGTGTGGCTGGCGTAGGTTGTAGAGTTGGTTGCGAG